ACCCACCAGCACTAATGACTGCTTCTACGCGAGTCTTTTTCTTTTCTTTATTGCGACGAGCAGGGTGTACTTGCTTTGGATGCTTTCCATAGTGAACTCTTGTACCCCAATTGTCCAAGTTCATATCTTTAACTGTTATGTAGCTACCATCTGTAAATTTAAATGATGCTGAAACAGCGTATGATCCATCTTGAAAATACAAATCATCTTCAGCAGCAATGTCACCAAGAGTAATTACATTGGAGTACTTTGCTTCATGCACAAACTTTCTTTTGTACCTGTTGTGTTCAGTTCGTCTGCTTGGTTTACGCTTCATAGCATCTCATCCAAAAACTCATCATCTTCTTCATCAGCGAATGATGTGAAGCCTGACTCTTTAACAACTTTCAGTACAGAACCAACTCGACCAACCAGTTCATCACGATGACTAATCAGGAAGATATTGCGCTGTGCTTCTCTTGCCATCTGCTTGAGTACTGCCAATGCACTTTCAACACCAGCAGGGTCAAGTCCATTGTCGATAAGCTCGTCAATGAATAACAGACTGATTGTACTGTTGAGACTTTCGTACACATCACGGAACGACCAACTCAATCCAAGAATCAGACGAGTGCGCTCACCACGACTCAGATTGTCAAAGTCTAGATCACGACCATGCTCACGAATCTGCACAGTAAGATCAGACATGAACTTGACTTTATGTGGCAGACCAACACGATTCAAATAGTGATCCAAACGTGCGTTCAGATACGCTAGGTTCTGATTGATGATGCGCTTACGAATAAAGCTGTCTTTGTTAGTTAATAGACGAAGCAGGAAGTCTTGATGGTCACGCAATGATACAAGATCGTTTAGCTTTGTGTAGTCGATAGACTGAATGCCTGTTTCTTTAAGATTCTCAATCTGGTCAATAAAGTGATTCTCTCTTGCAACCTCTGTATCCAGTGTGTGCTGTAGACTTTCCAGACTAGAGCGATGGTTATACGCATCATCAATATCGTCATAGAATGTCTCAGGCTCTGCTGGCTGCACAATAGCATCAATCTCGTCTTGCAGACTGATTACCTTTTCTTCATTCTCTGCCATACGTGTTGCAATTTCAGCTAGTTTTTCAGTGACCTCTTTCTCTAGCTTTTCGTGTGCTTCGTCGTGAAGTTCTTGACCACACGTATGACAAGTCTGTTCTTGTACTGTTTGTAGATTGCGCTCAGTTGCAGCATGTAAATCTTGGTCAGCTTTAAACGCTCTCTTAGCAAGCTTTAACTTAGACTCAACAGAGGAGTACTTCGCTTTGACTTCTTTAATATCAGCCAGCAACTTGTGATTAGCAATTTCTTCATCAACATTTATATCTTCAAGAACTGCAATAGCATCCCTTGTATCTTTGAGGAGAGTTTCGTGATCTATCTCCCACTGTTCACTCTTTTTCTTGAGATCGTTGATGTTCTTTTCAATACGAGAGTTTGTACCTTTAATAGCTTCGATACGAAACTCCTCTTCCTTGATACCATCCTTTGTATTTCGTAACTGCTCTTTGAGTACTTCTGCTTTCTCAGATAGCTTTGTGATACCAAGCAACTGTTCAATTAGATCACGTTGTTCTGCTGCTCGCATACTCAGGAATGGCTCGCTGTATGTATTCAGAGCCACAATGTTCTTGAACATCGTATGAGTAAGACCAAGTAAACGCTCTAGCGTCTGCTGTGTGACTCGACTGTCGCCTTGTGCTTCATCAGCTTCATCCACATCTAGATCAGTTCCTACTTCCATGAAAGCAAACTTGTTTGGTTTACGCCCACGCTCTACGAGATACTCAATACCATCCAGTTCAAACAGTAGAGTAACTACCATTTGTTTTCCGTTGGTCTTGTTAACTAAATTATCTTTGCGAATGTTTGTTAGTGCGGAACCAAAGAGTGCATACGAAAGTGCATTGACAATCGTACTCTTACCCACACCATTACGTGCATCAAGTCCGCCTTGGTCTAGATTCTCACCAAGCACAAGCACTAAGCTTTTATCTTCAAAGCTAATGCTCTGCGTGACATTACCCACGCTCATAAAGTTCTTGACTGTTAAACTTTTTATTCTTATCATAGGTCGTTATAAATCTGCACAAGTTTATCGACGTTGAATGTCTCTGAGTCCATTGTCTGAATACTCTCAGTTACGATCTGGTCTACAGTTTCAAATTTGATTTCACCAAAGTCCTCATCTTCGACTGCTGTTTCAGTGCGAGGAATAAGCTTTAGATCACGAATGTCATAGTTCGTGTGAAGTGTCTCACGAATGTAGTTTGCATCTTCATATGTGAGATCAACGTCTAGCTCAATCTTTCCGTAAGTCTTTGGTAGTAGCATCTTATCAGGATCTTCTAGTAGCTCAGATAGATGACACTGAATATACTTTGGTCCTGTTTCGTAATTAACATACTCTGGCTCACCATCCCACTCTAAAAACATGGCTCCACGATCATTGTCGAACGTGTCAGAGAAGTTGTGACCAAATGGATTACCAATGTAATGCACGATTCCTTTTTGCTGCCTCTTGTGGAAGTGTCCAGAGAAGATGTAATCTTGATGTGTGAAGTCCTCTGCACTAATCTGTCCGTGATCTGGCATCTCAACGTGCGCGTTCATCTTAAAACGAGGGAACTCAAAGTGACCAAACATATACTTCGATTTGATCTTGGAGACTTTCCTCCACTCATTACCAACAAGCCACGGGATGATAGCCACATCACCTGTTTCTGTAATTTCGTCAATTAGATGAATGTTGGGATACAACTCAGCCATTGGGATAGAGTTTAGCTCACGCTTCTCTTTATAGTAGAGGTCGTGATTGCCAACGATGAAGTACATTTGCTTGAACGCATCATTTAGCTTTTGTAGTGCTGTCATGCTATAGTTCAACGTGGACACGTTAATGGTAGCACGATGATGATGCCAGTCGCCCAACATGATACACGTATCTGAATCCCTCTTCTTGGCTTCTGCAATAAACCAATCAAGGAAATCCAGACAGTCTTGGTTGTGTGTACGACTGTTATGTTTTAGACCAAAGTGGATGTCAGTGAAACACGCCACTCGCTCAAATAGATTGTCAGACATTGTTATTCTCTAGTTCCTCAACAACGCGACGGCAGACATCATCAAATACATCGGGTGCTGGCATGTATTTGTATTGTTCTTCACGAACATACTTACCAAGAAGCATGAACGCTTTTTGTATGTCTTGCTTAGTCGCCGCTGTCACTTGACTTTGCCTCTTCTCGCATCTTGCGCAAGTTTTCCTCATGCTCAATTTGCTTAGAGAAGCTTGGAGTCAAGCCTTTTTCGACTAGAATCTTATCTCTGATGTCCTGATTCTTCTTTTCAATATTCAGAACGCGGGTGAAGCTGTGAGTGAGTGCCTGCGTGTAGTATGCGAAAGGGTTGTTACTCTTAGCTTCATTGAACTGCAATCCCATTGCAGAAAGCTGTAGTAGACTGTGCCCTTTCATTTCATCGACGTATGTGTATCCACGCCAGTTTGCGCGTTGACTATAACGCTCAACCAGCAGCATAAACATATGCGCCAACTTGTCTGTCATTGCGCCATGCGTCTGACAGAACTCCCCATCCTTGCTATGACTTCTACCGACTTCCTTTGCGACCTTATTCTTTCTATCGGTAATGATGTAATGCTTGAATGGAATGAAGTTTAGCTTGACGTAGTGTTCTGCCTCTTTACGTGGATTCTTTTTGCGACCTGGATCAAGAGGGATGTGTTCATACGTCATTACCCTATAGACTAGCTCATCTTCAGCTAAATCTTCAGGGTCGAGTTTGTGGTCAATTAAACGTGGCTTGCCAGAAGCAGGGCCATCGTATTCTGCTTTTGCCTCTTCAAACGTAGCAGCAGCTATGCGCTTTGCTTTGGCTTCTCTTGCTTCTGCCAATACTTCGTCTGTGAACATATCATCGTAGTTTTCAACAATAGCATCAAACTGATGATAGTGAGGCTCTGTGAATTCTGAGTAAGATACTTTACTTTTGTGAATTTCCTTGAGCAATTCTTTATTGCTAAGATACTTATTACGAGCCATGACTTTCCTTATAGTTATAGTTGTAGTCTTTCGATCAATTATAGCAGCAAAAGTTCTATTTGTCAACTATTTACGTCAACGTATTAAAACCCCTGTTAAAATTGTGATAAATAACAACATAAGCGGAGTATTGTATTTATGCCAAATAATTCTACAACCAAAAGAGCGAGGCTCGGACCAGCACCAGGTGCTTTGACTGAGCTACTTGGCGATCCTAGAGATTGTCAGAATGTGTTGCAGCCACTACACAAAACGAAAGGTATTATATTTCCATATACACCTGATGTTCAGTTTGGCGCGTCTGCCAACTATAATGCATGGCATTTCACCCACAGCAACTATCAGCAGTATCAGTATCAGAATTCGATGCCGAATGAAATTACTGTAGTAGGAACTTTTACTGCACAGACTAACGAGGAAGCGAGATATTTACTTGCTGTTCTTACATTTCTACGTGCATCTACAATGATAGACTTTGGTAACGCCGCAGTCGCTAGAGATACTGCTGGAACACCACCACCTGTGCTGAGATGGAACTATCTTGGGCAGCGCATGTTCAAAAATGTTCCTGTTGTAGTGCAAACATTCAACTATATGCTTGAGCGTGATGTTGACTATGTTGAAGTAACATTCCCTGGTACAAGTGCAGGGCTAAGAGACACTGGCTTGACCAGAGCAGTAGCAGGTGCTGTAGATGGACAGCTTCCAATTAAAGAAGATGTGCGAACATATGTACCAACACAGCTTGTACTAACTGTCACACTCGGCGTACAGCAGAATCCACGCAACACCAGGGACAACTTTGATTTAGAAGCATTTAAGCGTGGCGATCTAATTAACAAAGGATTCATCTAATGGCGCGTATTCACAAAGAAACTTCACCATATTTC